GACGGAGTTACGATCCTCGAACCTGGAATAGAGATCCCCGTCAGGGTGATCACTGTTCCAAAGACGCTGAAGACCCCACGAATTATCGCGGTGGAACCAACCTGTATGCAGTACATGCAACAGGCCGTTCTCTCTGTGATGATGGAGGAGATGGCGCGCTCTGACAACACGCGCCATTTCGTCATGTTCGAATCTCAAGAGCCAAATCAACGGCTCGCGAGAGAGGGATCCGAATTCGGAACTCTCGCCACACTGGATCTCAGTGAGGCTTCTGACAGAGTCTCCAATCAGCATGTACGCCTCCTTGTTAAGAATCACCGCGCCCTACGGGAAGCGGTGGACGCGACAAGGAGCCGGAAGGCTGATGTACTTGGAAAGACTAGACGTCTTGCCAAGTTCGCGTCGATGGGTTCAGCTCTCTGCTTTCCTTTCGAGGCGTTAGTCTTCGCGACTATCGTTTTCGTTGGGATTGAAAGAGAGCTCAATCGCCAGTTGACCAGACGCGACGTTAAGTCGCTGTTTGGTCGGGTGCGCGTCTACGGGGATGACATTATTGTCCCCGTAGAATACGTGGAATCTGTGGTGAGGGAGCTCGAAGCTTTTGGGCTTCGTGTTAACTCCGACAAGTCTTTCTGGACTGGTAAGTTCAGAGAGTCTTGTGGGAAGGATTACTACGATGGTCATGATGTTTCGGTGGCCAAAGTACGTAATCCTCTTCCTACCCACAGACGGCACGTCGAAGAGATTGCCTCAGCCGTTGCACTTCGTAACCAGTTTTACTGGCTCGATTTGCATCGTTCTGTGGCCTTCCTTGACGAACGGATAGGGAAGATCATTCCCTTTCCTTACGTCTCTGAAGAGTCATCTCTTCTGGGTCGTCATGCAATCTGCATCCCTAGCCAGGATGTCAGGCATGACCCCGATTATCAAGTCCCTCTTGTCAAGGGAGTGGTAATCGAGTCCAAGCTCCCAGCGTCGCCGCTGGAAGACTATGGAGCCCTTATGAAGTGGTTCTTGATGAAATCGAAGAGCGATAAGCCCTTCGAGGACAGAGATCACCTTCGACGTGCTGGGCGACCAGTGTCCGCTCGCATCAAGACACGTTGGGCTCGGCTATGATCTAGCCTACCCGACAGGGTCCCACTGCATGTAGTTAAATGCAGTGGGGTTCAGCGGAAAGGGGA